CTTCCTGCCATGTAGCAGGTTCATCTCTATTGTCTGAATACGCGTATGTACGTGATCTCTTGAAAAGATACAGAATATCACGGAATTCCTGCACATTAGTGAGTGGATTACCATCTAATGGTACAATAATCAGCCCATCTACCTTTGAGATAGCCTCTGGCTCACCCGGCATACTGACTCTAGCCACCGAACGATTATCAGGTTTCGTCGTATCAGGTGTTCCATCTTCCTTTTCAGGATAAGAACCCTCTCCAACCAACACTAATCTACTATGGTAGGTATTGAGTGCGACTCCGGCAGGGATTTCACTGTAATTATCGATTAGATGGGATGCATCAGCCACTAGATCTGAATCATAGTAACTGACATTCATCTGCGTGTCAGTCATATTAGGCAACGTGCCTTTTGGAATGAAGAAGAATTGATATCCCTTCTGATCTCCATTATATTCTGGAATTGCTTTAGTTGAGACTAGATGCCGCTTGACTACATTAACATTTGTAGGAGGTATCGGAACAGGGATATTCGCTACCTGAACTCCTTTAGATGAGTCAATATAAGTGTTTCCACCAAAGAACTGTGGCCCCGGTGCAGTTAAATAGCCTGAATCAGTCTCAAAGACTACACCAACTAGATGGAATCCAAGATCACAGAATCCCGGTACGTTATTTGAAAGCACTAATCCATCGTTAGTAAGGGGAGATCCAACATTCACCGCCGTAGTAGTAGTTAATTGAGCATCTGTCTTATCAATAGTTAAATCTCTAGTAACAAGATCAGTTCCAAAATCATGCACTAAAAAGAATCCAGGAAATGCAGGATCTACAACAGACATTACTACCTGTCTACTAACAGTTCCAGCAGGACCGATAGGAATACCAGTTAATTTAACTTTCTTATCCCCCGGTGCAACTAGTATTGTAGAAAATACAGGTCCATGTCCGACTGTAATCCCACCTGTAAAAGTACCAGTAAATACAGTAAGAAAAACATGCTGTCCAGCAGTTACGGTTCCTGTTGCTCCATCATTGTACGCAATCATTGGCTTTATGCCATTGGCAACACTTGGAGACACACCATTATATGGAGGTGCCCCCGCTGCTTTACGCGCAGGCGTAATAGCTTTCCCATCATACACGTAGAGGAATTGATTCGGCAGTCCAATCTCGTAATTGATTCCCTGTTTATCTGGTAATGAATGGAATGGAGTGATGTATGCGCGACCATTAATAGCCACGAATCCAAAGTCCGTCATCCCAGCAAGTGATAAGACTTGGAAGGGAATTGCAGCAGCAGCTTTACTAGTAATATGATGAATAGTTCCTGTAGTACCTCCCGGCCCACCAGCAATAGTCAATACAAGTAGTGTTGGACCTCCAGTAGATCCCGGACCAACAGTTACATAGTCATAAACTCGATAAATATTGTTTAAGGCAACATCAGTATGATACTTATCCAATGGATCACGAGTCTCTACACCCGAATCAAAGAATTGAACATTGGTAGCTTCAATGAAATGATCCGCGGGAACTGATTCAGGATCTCCACGATCCCACAGTCCACCGAATTCTTCAATGATAAATGCTTCGTGATCTCGCATTCCTGGCATGGTTAAATCCAGAAGATCGTGACAATTGTAGGTAACGTACCAATCAATACTAATGCTTGAAGTTGGCCCATCGCTAAAAATGTGGGACTAGTTGGATGTAATATAATCCCATAGGCAGAATTAGGATCGATCAGTTCGGGTGATGCGTAAGAAAGTATGATTTGATTTACATTAGTAGCAGCAGGTACAATTAGAATACCCTTCAGTTCAAATCCAAGTAAAGGTCCAGCGGAAACTGCATCAGGAGGAACGATTGTATTTCTACCAATCTGAAGTTCGTGGGTAGTCACACACATAGCAGACTTCACATTCGGAGTCATGCTATGAAGTTGATTCAGTACCACATCTCCCACAGAGGAGAGATGGATTTGAACGAAAGAAGTGGATGGCATGTTATCGTCCTCTCGTCTTATAACTGTACCTGAATGGACGATGACGTGTCATCATCTGTTGCTTGCCCTTATTACTGATTGCAACTACTCTTTCCAGAGCCTTATCAGCAAGATCATTTAATACTTCAGCACGAGTTTCATTCTCTGCAATGAACATGGCACAGAGAGCAGCAGATTTGTAAATGATAAACATTTCAGCATTGTTATTGAAGTACAGATTATCATCCGAATCCGCTCCAGAGAATGGTCTACGGATGTAATGCAAACGAACTTCCATGTCTACATTAGCACCCCTCATATTGAACATTACTTGTTCACTCTTGTAACACCATGATACGAGTGAGTTAGTTGGAGGAAAATCGTCAGGGAATTCCTTCCGAGTTAATAGAAGGAATTGACCATCAGATCCCTGCTGACGCTCACGTAATTCCTGAATTTCAATCAAATCTACTGGATAATCCGTAAGATATGGACTACCAGCCTTAACTATATAGACTTTAGAAGTTTCATTAGTGAGTGCAATATTATATTCCATCAGCACTTGATCCAGTTCACCCAGAGCAAGTGCCATCATGGGCCATACAGTAGCCGTAGTGTATTCAGTTTGAGCATAGTCATTCATTAGTGCAGCAACTTCCTGCACTAGAATGTTCCTATTTGTAGTTAATGCCATGCTACCACCCTACGAAATTACCCAAGCAGAATTACCAGCCGTAATCGTGCAGGTGATTGTCGTGACACCAGTCAGATCGAATTCCTTGATATTATCTCCGGCTCCAGTGGCTACCTGAATCTGGACTGCTGGAGCATCAAAATCAAATACAATATTCTTTACGTCACGAATGACTAGAGCTGTAGCCTGAACATTCGGACCCGTCTTTGCCGTTACTGTAGCTTGATGTGTTCCGGGCATCTTGTCCTACTTTCTTTTACTGAGCAAATGTGAGATTCAACTTCTTTGCGAGTTCTGGATCCGCGATAGCCTTACATGTCTGACAGATGGGAAATTGACCATTTCTGAGTGCGCCACACGCGACACAACGGATTAATTCCGCTGCTTGTATGTCACCTAACCACGGTTTCTGCGTGATATTCAGTTGTTTACACGCAAGTCGTGCGTCATCACTGATAGAGAGTGGATTTCCATTCGACCGACTCCACATAACATCAGAAATTCGAATAATTTCCATGAACCATTTCTTCTGTTTAGCCTGAGCATCCACCAACAGAGGCATATGGTTCTTTTTCAGTCCATCTTCAGTGTGTTCGCCGGGAATATAAAAGATGCCCGGCTTCTGATCACCCGCATTGCTAGCAAGCAGACAATTACAGTAGTCATTGACGATAGAATCAGCAACTTGGATGGAACTGACGGGGATTTCCAATAACGGTTGATGTTCATCGATTTCCTTCCACCAACTACTGGTGCCAACTACAAGAATTGACGGTTTTTCAAATGATCCCGGAGGAATTTCAAAGAATCCGGGTGTAATCGTTGCCTTACTCTCCCGAACCCACTTTGGAAAGATACTCACTACAGTACACTTGTCCATTGGATTGACGGGAGCGCGTAGAGTCCGACGATTAATTTGACTAATACCTGGAAATTCACCTACGATACTCATATTTATTCCTTAGTGTAATTTGGGGGAACTACAATACCCTGCTTGTAACGTAGAGCATCGCCTACATTTGTCTCATCACCGAATAATTCCCCTTGTAATTCGGTAATCCTCTGTTCCTTACCTTCTGGAGTCGTATTCTTCTCTGAATCTACGTATTTTCTCAGAGAGGCTTTACCCAAAGCTGCAAAAAGCGTATCCACAACAAACTTAGTAGCAGCCCATATAGGAGGTAATGCGTTCTGGTCCCCATCACAGTATGACCAAATCGGTTCGTAACTGATTTTAACTGCTGGGAGTTCATGTTGACTAATCTCGGGAACTGCTACCAGCCGTTCCAACACATACATTTCTTTCATGTACGGATATTTCTTAACTTCACGCACCTCTGCATGAAGGAGCTGAATTCCACCAACCATGTCCACCAGCCGCATCTCAGTCTCATCTGGTGCCCACACGATTCTAAAGGACGGTTGTCCTGTTACTACGTCAGTTCCGTAGTAATTAATGAGTCGCTGATTCAATGATTCTATGGATTCCATGTGTTGAGTGGGGGTTATTAGCCCCCACCCCCCAAGTCTAGACGCCCGACTCGATAATCCACTTACCGAGTGATTTCACAAAGATCAGCATCAGTGCTCTATTCTGAGCAGCCGCAAGGCCAACCAGAATATTACCTGATGTTCCCAATGTGATAGCACCAGCAGTGGGTACTAGAATCACAAATCCACTAAATCCTCCACCGAATGATGGAACGATGTTATTGATTTGTGTAGAGCCAGTCACCAGCACAATATCAGTCTTAGGACTGATTGTAGCTGCCGAAGCTAATGTACTTTCACTTAACTTACTTGTAAGACCTGGAATCACGTTCCACCTCCATCCACCATGAGAATGACGGTAGGTAGGGGCTGAAGCATATCACACGCGGGGCGCGTGAGTCCCAACTTTCAACCCCTACCTGACCGAATTAGCCCACTGGAACGTACTTCGCAGTAGACGGATTATAGACCAGTAACATAACCTCACCAACCACACTAGCTTTAGTAGTGGCGATGTTGTTACCAGCAGTGATGCCAGCAGTTCCAGCGAACTGAATTGCCAGCATGTGTGCGTGCGTAACAGGAGGAGTAATGGCAGTAATTGCCACGTTTCCTGTTAACACAGTGAGAAAACTAACAGGTACAATCGTACCAGCAGCCGCGATGGTCTGTGGTGCAACTGCATTCACAGGATTCAGCGCCGCCCAATCGGATGCAACAATAGGCATGTTATCTCCTAGTATCCGACTGGAATAGCGAGGTTATTGATGTAGCTGCATGCAGCAGGATTACTCACGTAAGTCTGCATACCCACAACCATGTAGAAGATTTCCGCAGCCGCCACACCACCAGACGGTCCACGAATTTCGAAGATATTCCTTCCATCAGTCTTGTAGAATCCGATGGGAAGAATCTCTGCACGACCCCACACCTCATCGACCACGAAGTCAATGCGTGTCTTATCCCAGTTATAAGAAACTGTGATAGGAGCACCAGCCAACTGCATGTTGGAACCACCGAAGTACATATTCAGTGCTTCCTCTTTAGCAGCCTTCTGAATAATGGACACTAACTGTCCAATTTCTTCATAAGCCTGCTGCTGGCAGGGATGTGTCCACGCCTTCGGGCTGAAATTGTTATCAATTCCAACACGATCCCCAATTTTATTGATTGCGAGACGTGGAAGTGGGAGAGTCAGTGCAGCACCACCTGCATCAACACGATTAGCACGAACTTCTGGAGTGGTTGAGCGCGCAAATCCAAGCCACGTACCAGCAGATGCGTTATCATGGTGATAAGGCACACCGAACAGACCAGGGAGTGACAGAGGAGCTGAAAGACCCATAGTAACGATCTTATCACCACCACCGCCAGCAGTGCCAGCAACCTGTGGAGTCAATTCGATGAGTTTATTTGCAGTATCATGCTTAGTAACAGTAGCCACACCAAGCAGTGTAGTTAATGCATTGTTATAGACCTGAACGGTCTGACCATAACGAATCAGACGCGCACCGAAGTCAGTGGTCATAACCATTACATTGACGCCACCAGCAGGTGTGTCAGAAAGAGTGGTACCGATTACACCACTACCATTCTGCATCATCTGAGCGTCTAACTGCCGCCGCATTTCATCTAATGCAGTCGCAGTCAGACGACGGACCGAATTGACGATAGCCTTACGCGCATCGTCAGTAGCCCACTGTGTCAGTTTGGTGTACTCAATGTTTTCACTCAGGAAAACACAGTTGAGTACAGCCTTATCATACGTAGGACCACCACCACGACCCAGATCGCCACCGTCTGGATTGAAGTACTGGAATGAGCCACCGGGCCTCAATTCAAGAGGAACCCGCATCTGCCTGTGAGAGATCTTTTCAACTTCACGCTTCTTAATGCTAGCGTAGAACTTGTCATCCCTCTCAAACAGTACACGCACTTTTGGAATGACTTTCTCCAATTCAAGTGCGGCTACCTGAGATTCAACAACAGCCATGATTTACCCTCTAGTCTTTCATCAATACATCAAATGTAGACATTCCTTTTGGAATATCTGATGCCTTACGAATTTTTCCACTAGAGGGGGCTGTGGATCTGCCAGGTTGAATTGGGCCTTTTTTAGGGGCCAAGTCGATTTCATCATCTTCACGAGTATTCCTGCCAAGCCCTTTCAGAGCTTCATTACGGGCCTTTTTAATCACTGTAGGCAACAGTGTCTTAGCTTTTGAAAGGTAGGCTGCCTTGATTCGGTCAGTAGATTCCTTATCAAAGCGTTTCTCGTATGCTTTTTCCCACAGTCTATCGATTAGACCACGGAATCTACTGTCCTTCGAGATCAGTGTCTCCAACGTATTAAATGCTTCTTGCTTAGCATGATTACGTACATAGTCTGTCATCGATTTGTTGGGATCGATGTTCTGATCAATTGTACTCTTCAGCACATTGTCAGCCCGTGACTGCAAATCATCTCTTGTAGACTCGAATTTCTCTCGAAACTGCTGTACTTCATACTGACGTAACTGATTCTCCCTAGATCTGTCCTCTGGACGGACCTGCTGAGAGAGGGGCTGATGAGGCTGAAAATTCTGTGAACCAAAGATGAATTGGTTCAGAATATTCGCTGCGGCCGTTAAAGGCGCACCCTGCTCACCTAGATTACGCCCTTCCTTCACCATTGTCAAGATGGTATCCTTAATGACACCACCCAACACATGATAGTAAGCCTGTGGATCTACCTGTCTGAGCGCGGGCAGATAGTTGTCTGCAATTCTATTGAATGATTCCTGATTATCTTCCTTCGCTGCACGTAGAACAGTAGTAATGTCACCATTCATTACCTGCTGTTCGACCTGATCCATGATTCTGGATTTTTCAACGGCTACTTTCGCATCTTGAACTGTCGGAAATACTTCCGTAAACTGCTGTTCCCTGTAATACGCCTTTTCTAGGTATGGGAAGTCCTTAAATAATTTCGGGTACTTCGCTAGAATCTCTTTTCTACGAACAGGAGTAGTGAGTTCGAGGTCTTCTTCTTTCGGACCTTCTAATTCTTCTTCGATTTCTTTGAGTTCATCTGTTTCTTCATCATCTTTTTCGTCTTCTTCTGTCCCTTCTTCAGTCTCTTCTTTAGTAGTTTTAGTATCAAGGTCGAGAATTTCTTCTGGTTCTTCGACATTTAATAGCTCAAATGTACCGTCATCACTTCCACTACCCGAACCAGATCCCGCATCTTCGGGTGACATCAATGGAATGAATTTATTGAATAGTTGGCGCATTCTGATCTCCCTGCATTTCTTCTCCCGCATTTTGCGGAGGTTTCTTGGCCGATCCCTCATTCGGCGGTGGTGGAGGGGCTTGCATCATCATTTCCTGCATCTGTTTCTGCATATCCATGTCCTTGTGCATCTTCATGTGCAGGAGGACATTCTTATATCCCATCGGATTCTCTAACTTGCACAGTCTACCTGCATCACTGACTAACCAGCGACGGCAGATATCTCCTTCTAATGCATGATTGTCTACATCGAAGTCCGCTTCAATAGACGGCAATTCCATCGGTGGTGGCGGTGGCATTCCTGCCATCATGGCCTGTTCCATCATCATAGGATCAGGTGGCATGACAATCGGCTCACTATTCACGAGGAGATGGATTTCCTCGTACTGCTTCTGTCTGTCATCTTCACCTGGGATAATGTAGTCCGTAAGACCGATTGCTTTCTTAATGTACGGAAGATTCTCTGGAGAAGCCAATGTTGACATGAGTTCTTCATTGTTGATATTGAACAACTCCATGATAGCATCTTTCTGCTGATTCCAAGTGATAGGTAAGTTTTCATTAGCCTCAAGTTCAATAGAGCCAATCTTGCCTTCAAGCTCAGCACGTCTAATAAATACGTTAACGAAGTTTCCGAATTCATCCTTCTTTACCTGCTTCTCATCATCTTTCATTTCTTTGATGTAGAGGGGAATAGCTTTTCCGTAGATGTTTTTCCACCAATGCAGGAGCATCTTCCATGTACTCTGCAACCTTTGCAAAGCCTGAGCACGACTCATCGAATATTCTGATGCCGTCCTCGACCCTGCCATCTGTCCGCCAAACAGTGAGGGCAAGGCTCCTGAAACAAGCTGCCCGATCTCCTGTATTTTAGACGCAAAAGGTAGAACTTCCTGAGAAAGTGTAGCAGTTTTAACCTCATAGAAACCTTCAGACAAAGCACGGCCAGATTTGGGTGTAGCAGGATAGATACCACCGGGAATTACCTCGCTGTTCCGGTAAGCATTGAAATTTAATACCTTTGGGTCAGCGAATGTCTGAGGGATTCCATGCTCCACAGTCTGAAGTACGAGTGAAATGAGATCGTTAGTAATGTCCTGCACCGAAGTGAGAAGTAAACCAACCGGATCAAAGTGAATATAATCCGAGAGAGGATTATAAGTAAGAGTCCAGTAATCGTCAAGAGCTTCATTACATGCATGGGCCACGTAGTCATTGACCATTACCACCTTACAACCCGCTGGATACTTCTTTCTCAGTTCTTTTGCTTCATCTTTGTTCAGAACATTGTAAGAAGAAGGGCGCAGCCAACAATTACGGACAGTAACATTATTAACAGGGTGCTCACCATGATATTGAGGCGACGTTCTCCCCCACTGTTCGTAGAGGTCATAATTCGCCTGTCCTTTGACAACCTTATCCCTAAGGTTGGGATATTGTTCGAGGACATTCGCGAAATGCGTCTCATACGAGTAGATAAGATATGAACATTCAGCTTGATTCCTTGCCCAGACTGGGACTTTGACAAATAATCCGCCATATACTTCCATGCACACGCGAGATTTAGGATGAGTTGTCTTTCCCACGAGGCGAGTGATGGGAACTGAATTATTCTGTTTGTCTGGGATAACCGTCTGAGCACAATTTGGACAGATGTCCATTTCCTGTGTGAGATTGTATGGTTCTACATCTTCATCACCAGGCTGGAACTTATCCTCCAATTGCTCAGTAATGACCTCATCGCCCATCTCTGTACCACACAGGGGGCAGATGGAAATCTGATGCTCTTCGACAGTATTCTCGTACTTACTTTCGGTGTAAGTTCCGTACTTCTCATCTTCTTTTGCATAGGAATAACACGCGGTCATACCCTCAGTGCAGAAAACGAAGAGTGCATGGAGCCAGAGTAGTGGTGCATCATTATGCTTAAAGATGAGAGCGGCAACCTTATCTCCCGTCTTTGCAGTAATAACGTCAATTGGATTATCAGCATCGTCAGGATAGCAAGTGATAGGAGGAACAGTAACAGAAAGAGCCGCAATAATCGATTCAAGGTACGCTCGATAGACGTTAACTGGTTTGTCGTAGAATCCTTGATCGGAATCTTCTCCGGCCCTCTCGGTTTCGGGTACTCTCCAATCATGTGCAACCTCACTATAGTACGTGTGTTGGACATTTTCCCAGAGTAATTTCAACCGACGCCATGTCCTGATCTGTCGATCACGGACAGCTCGATCTTCATCATCGAAGTGATCGACAATCTGCTTGAGTAGCGCCGATACTTCGTCAGTTGGTTCACTCATGCTGGTACTCGCTTACGTGCCGCATCTCTACCTGCCTGAACTGCATTATACACAGGCACGGGCGGTGGAGTAGATGGACCTAATCCCATGTTCATAGCAGGTGAGGGTACGCCTTGTCCCGGTACACCTGCAACAGATGATGGGCCTAAATCATAACCACCCGCCATATTACGACCTATATCACCTAATACCTGACCAACTGCCCCGGCCTTACCAGCTTTTCCTGCACCAACAGCACCTTTTAATATCTTAGCACCAACTCCAGAAGAAGGACCGATTCCCTTGATTGCCCCAAGTCCACCTACCGCACTAGTACCTGCACCAATACCAGCATTAACTAGTGCATTCTTCCAGCTACCACCTGATGCTTTAGCTTGTGCCGCACCTATGCCACCCTGTATTGCCATTCCTAGTGGAATGCCCACACCGGGAATAGCCATAGCCGCATATGGTGCTACCTTCAGGCCAATCTTACCGAGAGTTTTCCAGAATCCCATGATTGTATCTCAGACTGTAACTTGGCTCATGTAATTCCACACGCCGAACACACGCAGAAGCCAAAGAATCACCGCAATAATTACGACGATATTGATCAGTCGTAACATCTTCCCATCAACGTATGGTGGACCATAATTATTGACGAGTGCGAGTAGGACGCCGACGACGAGTAGGACAATAACTACTGTCAATAGTGGCATCACTAAACTCCCAATTATCGTTCCCACGAACGCGGATTATGTCTCAATACCTTGAGTTGTTCATCAGGATTGAGTCCCTTCAGATCTACAATCAATTCGCGCTGTCCCGGTATGAGTCCGTATCCCAAGACATTGTTCATCGGAACATCTGCTTTGTACAATTGTCCTGTCTGCATTCTCCTACTTCTAATAGCAGGATGAGAAGTTTCAAGGTCCATTAGTGTCTCAGGTATACCAATTCCATGACGTAGACTTCGTGATGCGCCATCAGCAAAGATATGGGAAACTTTCGGTTCCATTGAGAATGAACGAGCACCGGGATCTAGCCCCTGCTGATGGTATTCCCTCAAATCCTTCATTTCATTCCCAGAAACTCCCCTGAATACAGGGACTTTATCTGTTCCGAGTTTCTGTCTCAATACATCCCGCACTCTTTCAAGATCTTGTGGATTACTATTCCTGAGTTGTTCAGCGTACATAAGATTTCTTGTACGATCATGCATTGCACCGCCACTAGACCACTTGTCAATTAATCTCATGTATTCAGGTGAGAGTTCAGTACGACTCATTCGTCTTAATTCATTGATAATGTCTGCATGGAATTTCCTTGGTATTGCCATCGGTAGTGCAGCCCCCAACATTCCCTTTGGAGCTGCCATACCTAATTGAATTAGTTTATTTACAGAGGGACCAATAGTACGAGTTCCCTTCTCTTCCTCCATCGGATCAATGCCTAATATCCCCTTTGGAATATTGGCTGATAGACTAAGGAGATTATCGAAAACTAAACTTCCTACTCCTCTACCACCAATTTCTTCCTTAACTTTCCTTTTGAAAGTATCAACAAACCATTCAGGTTCCTCAGTGGGACCAAGTCCCGTCTTTTTAAAAGAATCAGGCATCACTGAACTCCGAGTTCATGTTCCAATTCAGCGATTTCCTTGACCTTCTGTTTCATCAATTCTGCTGATCTACGATCCTCTTGTTCCAACATCTGTTGCTTCACGCGCCACGGAATGAACGCGGGCTGAATACTTTTCAGTTCTTCAGTCGATGGTGGAACTAGAGGTTCGGTCTTATTCCCATCCAAGAGACGATGGAGTAAATCCTTACGCTCTCTATTGCTCTCATCGAGCTGAGCGCGTAAGACCTCGCATGTTTCACATGGCATAGGGGACAGACCGAACCACTTGTACATCAATTCTCTAATCATCAGTTACTTCTTTGGGAAACTGTTCACGCATTAATCCAATAGAAACAACTGCTAAATCTCTTACTTCTCTGTCTTTATGAGACAGTAACATATGTGCAATAGCCCACATATCTTTCTGAGCTTTAGTGGCGATAGCGGCCGACTGGCTTGATTGTATCATCTACTTCAGTCTTTCTCATATTTCTGTAGAATGCAGTCCAGTCGTGTGATGTACTGAGCTGGTTTACCAATGCTTCTTGTTGCTGTATTCTTTTGAATTCTTGATTGCTTTCATCAAAGAATCCCTCAGCAGCATCAACCAAGTATCTGAGGCCATCAATTGGGTCATCCCCCTCGAATTCTGCAATGTCTTCCGCTGGTTTATTTCCTTTTGGCTTGTCGTATGAACAAGCCTTAATGGCTTCGACGAGGACTGGACAGGCATCTTTGAATATCTGTAATTTAGGTACGTTCGTTTCAGGTTCAGGTGGATTGAATGAATTCATGTATGACTTGTACTCTGTCATACCACGATTCCTCATAATCCACATGGCATACTCTTCATTGTACGTAGGTAATTCCTGATCACTTACTTGTTTGGGCTGCCATCTAAGGTATTCATGGATAAGTATTTTTCCCGCAATACGTGATCCTGGAGTGTTATTGCTGAGTTCGACTGACTGTCCAAGTTCATCTTCAATTTGCTGTTGAATTGTGTGCTCTTGACCACGATCTTGACCAGCAGATTTGCAAAATCGAATGAGTCTGGGATTTTCTCTGTCAATGAATACCTTAATCTGTGGTGCCCAATCCGCGATCTTTGTTTTGACCCAATATTGCTCACGGTAGATGTATACGCGCTTATTAGGACTGATTGCTGCCCATCCCACCCACGTCATTGCCGCGAATCCCCAGTCACCTATTACGATACGAGGCCACCATGATGGGATTTCAAAAGGTTCAACAACATGGATCGCATTTGCTGGTTCGTCGTCGAATTTCCTGTCCCTGAATTCGTCGAATACCTGACCTTGATACGCATCCCAATCACCCAGAAGTTTGGCTTTCCGCTCAGCCTCAATCGTTATGCCTTGCAGCGATTGCCGATACGTAGGATCAATGTATCTGTTATCTTCGAGGGTGGAGTGGATGTAGATTCTTTTATTCCCTCCCCTTCCCACAATGATTTTACCACCTTTAGGGGCTGGTTTAATGAATCTTTTGTAGGTCCAAGTATGACCAATCCCTCCTGGCATTCCAGCAGCTCTAATAATTGCAGGCAACTCAGGGACGGGTGATCGCACTCGCTGGAATCCAATGTATAGATAGATCCACTCAGTAATCGACGTGAGTTCATCAGGAGTAAAGAGATTGATTTGCATCGAATCGTATTTATGGACATCATCTTCATTCTCACAATGACCTAGGAAAATCATTGCTCCTTCATTTGCTCCACCAGTTCCACCGTATTGATCTGGTCTGGGGAACGTCCAACACATTTCAGTTTTATTTAGTGTGGCTCCGAATCTTCGATAGAGTTCACGAGATCGAGGTATGATTTCATTTCTAAGTTCAGGAAAAGTACGTCGCATGAATACTTGCTTGAAACGTGGGTTTTCATGCCAGCGATGGACAATTCCATACAGTAATAAGACATCGGACTTTCCAGAACCAGCTCCGCCCCCATAAAACGCTTCTTTAACTGAAGTGGGGACTGAGAGAAAGAGTTCTTGTTTGGGTTCTGGTCGCCACTCATTAGGATTCCGATCCACTGATCTGTCCTAGTACTGACGCCCGCGTCCGAATGATCTCTGACGTGGTGCCATAGGACGATTCATCTGTTGCATAGCATCACCAGCTTGCTGACCAAAATCAGCAGCCATGCTAGGTGCCTGTTCCATAGCTCCACCTAATTCCATCTGTGGTGGTCCACTAGGTTCTGGCATTGCTTCAGGAGATTGCATGTATGGATTGATGGGCTGTTGTTCAGGTGATGCCATAGGATTCTGCTGCTGTTGTCTACGCGCAAGAATTCCACCTAATCCACCAGCAAATCCACCCATCGCAGGCTTACGCATTAATCCACCGCCCATTGCCTGACCCTGACCAATACCACCCATTTGGCCCTGCATCTGACGCGCCTGCATGAGTTTCGCCATTACCCCTGAATTATCTGATGGACCCATTGGTCCCTTTACTTTATTCAGGCCGGGATTCATTCCTTGGCCCATTGCTGCACCCTGAGCCAATTGACCAAACTTACTACCAGCACCTTGCTGTTTCTGCTGTCCACCACCATACATTCCCATGATTCCCTGACCAGCGGCCTGACCTGCACCAGCCATTCCGCCTGCCATCTTATTCGCACCCATCATTTCCTCCAGTTACCTGATGCACTGATTGTAGTTCCAGTAAAATCACTGGAGGTGGCTTCTCTAAATAGAATTCCATTCACAAAGATCTGAGCGGATAAGAATGGAAACGTAGTCGTACCGTATGATAGTGGAGTAGCTTCGATAGATAAGAACATTGATGAGTCATTAGTTGATAATGTAGTGATGTATGGGAGTGTAGTGATAACTTGTGTCAGCCCATCTAATGGATTCGAGTAACGGATGCGGACTGATGTGGCATTTCCATTTACTCTGAACTGAATCTGACTTGCTGGACTAGATCCCCTCCCATTATCTGATGGGGGATCAGATGGATTAGTTGGATTGATGTAGATCTTATCACACGCGCTCAGTCCTAATGCCAGTACAATCGTGAGAATGAGTCTCATTCAATTACCTCGAATTATAGTGATCGAGTATTTCGGCAGGAGTGAGTGCGCGGGGATAGATGGCAATATCTTTGAGAGATCCATTAAAATATGTCCAATTAGGATCGTGCCCTATCTGAATAGTTTTTGCAATTCCTGCTGTAAAAGATATAGGAGTTACATCGTGTGTAAATACATTTCCATCAATATAACATTGTGGGATTCCATTATGAGGAAATACCCAAACTAAATAATGCCAATTATTATCGTATGGAAATGATATAGTTGCTCCATTAAAACCAGTCCATATATTTGTAATATCTGAACCAGAGAAAATTGCTACATAATCTCCAGTCGCATTATTAGAAAATAGAACTTGATTGGCTATGTTACTAGCCCTACGAATCCGCATCTCAACTGCAAATGGTGTTTTTATAATTGTAGAAGTAGTAGTTATCTTTCCAGTAGTCCCATTAAACGTCATCCCACTTTCACCGTTTAATGTAACTCCACCACTAATTGTACCGTTAGCAGTTCCAACTGAATCACGCGCACTCAGGCCAGAAGTCTCATTCAGACGCCAGTAATTGGATGGACCAGATCCCAATACTTTAGTAGAATATCTGGAGAGTTCCTTCATCTTTAGTTTCGTTGCCTTGTATGTAGTTCCTCCAGTTGTACACCTAATGAATCCACCGACGTGGTTATATCCCCCAGCCCATCCTACAAATGGACCTGCATACAATGCAGATCGTTCACACGCACTTCCAAGGACCACATTACATGGAGATCCTGGAAGTGCGTATATCACATTCTGTAGGATATTGTATTGTGGACCGGGGGATAGTAACGTCGTAGCCATCTTACTTCTTCGGTACGGCTGTTACGACTGGCTTCGACTGCGTGTGAGCAGGGAACTTATTCTCTGGTGGAACTACCTGAGCTGACATTACAACGACGGCCGTCAGATCGAATGTCATGGGATCACTCAGCACGCCACCATTCAGGACTGCGACTGGAATAGTAGTAGCTACTGTAGCAGTAGACATATCTACCAGAGTGGTGAGTTCTGTATCACTCACAAAAGTTGTAGGTTCAGGACTACCATTCCACTGAATCTCACTAGATGGAAGGAATCCAGTTCCCATCACATGGAGTGTGAATGATGGATCGCCAATTACTGCTGTGGAGGGATTGAGTGATGTGACTACAGGTGGGACTGTGGCTGCGCCAGTGAGAACGAATCGAATTGCATCATACGCCTTGTCAGCGAAGCGCGAGTCTGAACATGCTACATCTAGGATTTCTCTGATGTAATTCAGTTGTTCCATAGTGACTGGCAGTGGAACGGATGCCAGTAGAACTGGACTGAATGGCTCAGGCTTAATTAATACTGGCATCTTCTTCTCTTTTCTTTGAACTAGGTATTCACGGATGATCATATAATCTACTTCTGAGATTTCATCATAAACTATATAATCATACATGACATCTCTCGTACGGACACGGACGCCTACGGCGTCTGAGAATTACTTAGGTGAACCAGTTTCAGGAAGAGAATTGTCGATGGAACCAGATCCACCGGGCAGTGAATTGTCTGGAACCAGAATAAGTCCCTGACACGCGAGCCACTTGACCACATACTTCTTACCGGGACGTGGAAGGTCATTCCCCGCCGAGGGCGCGTTAGGTAATGTATTGTCTACATCCAGTGTAGGATCGAATGGATAGACTGGCAGTAAACTAATATGTCCACCACCGGGTAATCCCTGTGATGGATAATTCACACCACCACCCGGTAATGAATTATCCGGACGTCCACCTACTGGAATTCCACCACCATAACCCGGATCTACTGGACGTCCTGATCCATCGAGGAATGTGATAATTGCTAATGGCATCTTCTGTCTCCCCTTGTTTCCACGCGCACGCTTCGCGTGAGTTACTCGTTTACTGTGATGTGATCGAAACTATTCTCTTGCCTGAACTGTGGTGCGAAGATTACGAACTGAGGCCCATTAGCTTGATCTGATGGAACCACATCTTTGGGTTCCAAATTCTTAATGATTGCACTCATGTCTTTCGCAATACCTGCCAAGTCTTTTGCGTCCGTGTAGTCTAGCTTTTCTTGACTGATGGCCGCGAGTGCGCCAGATAAGACTTTACCAGCCTTCTTAATACTTCTTTCTCTCGACTTGTTAATGTGTTTAAGAATGCTTGATTTAGGCTCATGGTATGTCGTGGTACTTGTTGCACCTTTGGTATAGGCTGAGACTGATGAGGGGGAGATACCAAAGTCCTTAGCAAGATCGAGTGCAGCTTGTCTACCATTGATTACGGCTTCCTCACCAATGATCTGACGCAAAGAATCAGGGACATTCACATCCCCTGAATTACGACCGTGACTTGGTGTAATGTCTATAATCTGTGGAACCACATTTCTATCAGCCGTCTTCGGCTGACCTAATTCTTTAAGGAAGTCTTCATCCGATACAATTCCAATGGGCATAGATATACTCCGCTTCGGTAAAGGAAGGGTACCACAGGTTGGGGCTTCTGTCAAGCGACCGATCTGGTTTAGAATCAGTTACTTAGGGGTACTAAGGAAACGGAGAGATGGGACCAGAATATGAGACTCTATGAATTATTCTACTTTATCCCGTAACTTGCAATTGCTACTTTGTACTACGACATTCTCCTGTAACTTTACCTGTAACATTTGATTGCTACACATCCCCCTGGGGAACTGCGGATGGAACCATTCTTGCATGGGTATACCCACCCCCTCCCCCATATGTGAAAAGAGTGTGAAAAAAATAAAACTTGACATAAAGAAAATTTTATAAATCAAGCCCCTACATAAACGTAGGACATAAGTGTAGACGCAAGCGTAGGCATACATAAGTGTAGGACATATGTGTAGGGTTGCATCTAGCACACTGGTCAAGTAGAGTAGTCATTGATGGTCGTTGGTTGGTTGGTTGGTTCGATAGCCCTTCGGCCGGAGGTGTCCCGCGAGGTAGGGACCGAGCATGGTGTGTCTAACCCTTTCACGTTGGAGACTGTCAGTATGACTGACGAACAGATTCAGTGGGTAGCGTGGTACGACTCCCTCAGCGAGCATGACCGCACGACGGCGGATATGCTCATGACTCTCTGTCACGCAACAGGCGTAGGTGCTCGCCGCACCTGCCTGATGACTCAGCGTGCCATGCTCAAGGTCAAGGCGACCAAGGGCCTGACACTCACTCAGGCAATGGCCGACGAGTGCGAGGCTGAAATGCTCAGCCTTGGCTTCGACACGGACCTGAAGCCCATTACAAAGCACTAGAGTCTGAATGGGGGTGGACTGCATATCCGCCCCCTTCACTCTCACGAGGACAAAACACCATGATGAGAAATTGCTCATGCGGGTCTGGTCTACTGGCCGAATGGCAGTATGACGGTCGCGGAATCCCTCTCTGCACGACATGCGAGGAGTGTCACGAGGAGCGCATGTCACGCTACAACCCAGTCATTCTGGGCTACTACACTCAGGCCGATGTTGATGAGCCTATCGAGGAGGATGAATAATGCCTAGATGCGAAGACTTCCCATGTTGCGGTCACGAGAACGGTGGCTGCCCACGTATCGACGAGAAGACCGGACGTGAGGTCTACAGGTGCTCCCAGGGCTGTGGACGTGAACTGAACGGACGCACGCGAATCAGCGGCTCGAGCATTTGCCGTGTCTGCATGCGACGGCTACAGCGCCAGTGGTCGCACCCGGACTACAGCGACGACTACATGGACTACCCGAGCGACTACTAGCGACTGACAGAGGGAGGGGCTTCGGCCCCTCTCCTCTCTGACCCAGGCACCAGGACCATTCACCCGGCATTGGCCCCTTGTCGCTGTGCAGGCAATTTCCCTCTATCGCTGTGCGTGGTATATTTCCCATTCAGCTGTGCAGGCAGTACGACTTTAGGGGGGAAGACCCCCCTAACCCTCTTTGGCTGTGCAGTCCCACTATGTCATATAGAGTACTCTCGTGTCATGTCGCTCGAGTACCATAGAGTACCTACAAAATTGTCCTACGAAAATGTTTTGAGTCGTCAAACACGCGCCGGCGTGCCTGGCGGAACAAAATGTTTTGACTGTTCAAACCGGTGCATAGGGGGCGGTCCAAACTTGGTCAGGGGCTGTGCGTGCCGGAAGACCGGCGGCGGTTTTCGCTGTGCGTGTCAAGCAGAAAAAAAGTGCGCCCGCGTGTCGATTGTTGTTGCGGAAGCCCTTGACTGTGCTAGACTTCTCTTGTCGGCATGGTGCCGACACCAAGGAGCGAAGCAGTGAAACACTTGAAGCTCGAAGCGACGACGGGAATGGGCTACGGGAAGAAGCTCGCGGCCCCAATCACGTTCCAGTACGAGGCGGACGTGTACGAAACGGTCGAGGAAATGTTCGCGGCCAAAGCAGGTCTGACGCCGATGGAACAGCTGAAGGCGCGTAACACTCAGCTGCAGAACAAGGCGCGTAGCAATCAGCAGACGCTGACGCTCGCGGCTCACGGTATCGCCAAGCCCGACATCAAGCAGGATTTCGAGCTTCAGGTCAAGAAGTTCGAGCTGCTCTACAAGTCGATTGGCTATTCCGACGAAATGGCCACGGCTGAAGCTGTCAAGGCGGCGACCGCTGCTCGTGACGCGGTCAAGGCGGCGAAGCTCGCGGCGGGCGAGTCGGACGACGACGAGGCGGACGACGCGACGGAAGACACCACGCCAGAACCGGTGGCGTAACACTCTACCGGGCCGGGACACCAAACCGGCCCACTTTCTAACGGGTGACTCATGCGATACGGATACTGGACGGAACGCCGCTGGGACAGCTACGCAGATTGTCCAGGCGACATCGTGGACTACCACATCGGTGCGGCGACCTGCCGGTGGTTCATCGGAGTGCGGTGGTCCCGGCTCTCGGAATGGCCGGGATGGGGGGCTTAGCCCCTCGACCCCCCTCCCCTCTTCGCTGTGCGCCTCCCTCCCATCTAGCTGTGCATCTCCCTCGATAATACGGCTGTGCGCCCGACACCGGAGTACCGGCGTCCGCGTAAGCTGTGCGCTAGTCTTCTGTAATCTAGACCTGTAATTCACACACCTTTTCTAGACTCTGTGTGTGTATGGGTCTGTGTTCGAGAACCTCCCGACCGACCACACACACCCCCTTGCCGCCTTCCGCGCCTTGCCTTTTCTTCGTATCTTTAATATATATATTTTTTTATAGAATGTAATGAAAAATGGACAAGATTTGTAATCAAATGTGGACAGCGGACTCTTGACAGGCTGTGTGTGGTCATGCTAGGATCGACTCGACAGACGCGCACACACAGACGGACTCGACCGGGTGACCGTATCTCATTGATTCCAAAAGGGTTACACGGCATCGAGGATGTCCAATTGCTCAGGGAGAGTGTAATGGCTAAACATCCACATCTGCTCTTGCTCGTAAACAAGAAGACATGGAAATGCAATCTCGAAGGATGCGGATTCTTCGTACACCTCGGACTCGCACACATCCTCATTGGCAAGCAGGCTATATGCTGGTCATGCGAAGAGAGGTTCGTTGTGTCGGAAGACAGTCTGAAAGAAGAGAAGCCTAGGTGTAATGAGTGTAAGATTGGAGTATCAGAGGATGTAATCGAACAGATGCTCAAGGATAAGGGTCTATGAAGAACGACACGCACAAAGCAGACTATCGGAGGCAATACCGGCAGCATCACGAGGAGGCCATCCACGAAAGAATGGCAGCCTTACAGGAAGCTATCACTCACTACATGCATATCGATGTAATGTTTGAGGCATGGTATGCTCAGAAGTTCCCTGAAGAATCAGGTGGATTGTTTGTGAAATAGTCTATACAAACCAGACCTGAGTCCGCTCGACTCATATCCGGGCACCCCCACTAATAGCGGTCTGACGGCCCAGAACGGCCCTAGGACCGCTATTACTTGGGGCTTGACACCAAGTCGGACCGCGAGGGAGAATGGAGCGTGCCCACGGTTCGCCTACCTGTTATCCAGCCGTCTAGACAAGGCACCGCGACAATCCGAAAGGACGTGAGACGATGAAAAGGTTCTACTGCAAGGTTTGCAAGCGAGTCAAGCGCGTTCGTCGTGTCCCTCTCACAGTGGACACCCCATCGGCATACGCAGTCACAGAACGTGTCGGTATGTGCTCATGGCATGTCATGGGCCGTGTTCACATCCCACGTACTCCCACCACTCGAATCAAGTCGGTCACTATCACGAAGACTGCCAAAGTCTCTCGTAAGGGAGGCAGGTAATGTTCATCGTTAACAAGAAGCCTGTGGTCGTGGGCGATTGTGAAGCCTGCACCAAATCCATTAACGTCGAACTCTTTCCCAGCGAAGGAAACATGCTGATTTGCAAGGCGTGTTTCGATGTGGAAAAGGCCGTTGTGAAGACTCCCGCTCAGACCCTCGTACTGGCCGACCGTATCGATTCCACGCTGAATCGAGCCACGGATATCTTCAATGCGAACATCATGTCGAATCGTGAGATTTACGCCGCGATTCTGGCAGACGAGACAATCGAACAGGACAAGAAGGAGACTGAGTATACGCGCAGAATCGATGCGCGTAGGGCACGGATTCAAGACCTGCAATTCGAACTCAAGCACGAAGACGCGGCATTACAGCAGGAGAAGACTCAGAGCGTGGCACGGATGTCTGAGGCAGAGCGTAAGAAGCACCAGAATTTCGTGGTGCCGCCTGCGCGTGGACCGCTCACCAAAGGGGCTGTCAAGAAAGCTGCGGAATCCACTCAGCCGAAGAAATTCATTCTCAACGCACGCGGCATGGAGCTAATCAAGGAAGCATCCGTGAAGCATGGAGTTCCCACGCATTCCATCAAAATGGCAATGGAAGGGAAGCTATTCGATACTCCTGACGCGGCGGCGGCTCACATTGCTCATATGTCGGCAGCACTGAAGTCTCAGACTACTGAATCAGCTAAGTAATTCACTCAATCCGATACTCCGAAAGGACGGATATCACGGCATGACTAGACAAGAAGCCTCACAGATGCTCCGAGACGAGCTGAATAAGCATGGTCTCACATCATGGAGCATTCGCCTCAATCAGAATCCTGATTCGAGGTTCCTCGGTCTTTGTTCCTACAAAGACGAGTGCATCATTCTCTCCGCACACCACATCGATATCCATCCCACACCGGATGTGGTCAACACAATCAAGCATGAAGTGGCACACGCTCTTTGTATTGGGCATGGGCACGATGAAGTGTGGGCCGCAAAGGCGCGTGAGATTGGCTGTGATAACACCATGCCTTGTTCCACTCTCAGTCTTTCTCCTGAGATTATTGACGCAATCAGGAGCGGGGCCACGGTGGAAGTCACATTCGAGGAACAGGTAATTCGCACGCCGAAATACTCAGTCACTCGCTTGCAGGACAAGTGTGACGAGTGCGGTAAGGTGGCGAAGACTGTATCCGAGTTCATGCACGAGTGCGACGACTTCCATCCCGACATCAAGGTCATGGAATTGGAGTGCGGCCACTACGTCGTCCGCTCCATTCCCAAGGGTACACCATTTCACACCATGCAGACGGGTGGGAATGTGTTGTGCTTCCATGTGTGGGATAAGAATACCTGCACACTCTGCGGACGCAATCAGCCATACGCATTCCAGCTCGATGGAATGAGATTCGGTGAAGCGGCTCTCGCTGTGAATCACGGCGTGGCAATCTTCGATGAGATGGGACTCGGGAAAACAATTCAGGCTCACGGAATTGTCAAGTTCAACAAGTCGCTGTGGCCCTGCCTGTGGATTGTCAAGTCTGGTCTGAAGTATCAGACTGCCCACTCACTCATGCGATGGATGGGGAACGAGCACATTCCCCAAATCATTGAATCCTCATCGGAGACACTCATCCCCGGACTCAAGAACTACATCGTGGGCTACGATATGCTCGTGCCCAAGACACGGACTCTCAAGTCAGGGAAAGTCGTGAACTCGGGATTCGATATCAAGAGATTCGATGAGGTGGGAATCAAGTGCGTGGTGCTCGACGAATGTCAGCAAATCAAGAATGTTGACTCGTCGCGCACTCAGATGGTTCGGCGTGTCGTGCGTGATAGAAAGGTCATCGCACTCAGCGGCACGCCGTGGAAGAATCGTGGCAGTGAATTGTTTCCCGTCTTGAATATGCTCGACCCCATGAAGTTCTATTCAGAGGCGGGATTCAAGCGTCAGTGGGTGGACACGTACTATCAGGGGTCATTTCTCAAGGAAGGTGGTATCCGCAATATCGCACGATTCAAGGAATTCGTGAAGGACATCGTTATTCGCCGCGAAAGGACGGAAGTAATGGCAGAACTACCACTGGTCAATCGGACCAAACTGTATGTCAAGATGGACCTGACGACTGAGACGCAGTATGACGAAGCTGTGGATGAATTCGTGAGATGGTTTGAGGAACAGCAGGGCGCACTCTCACAGATGGCAATCATCGGGGCCATGCAGAAGATGCGTCACATCGTTGCGCTGGCGAAGATTCCAGCGACAATGGAATACGCCACGGAGTTCGTTGAAAACACGGACAAGAAGCTGGTCATCTTCGCTCATCACAAGGATGTTCAGGCGCTTCTCTACGACGACTGCATGACTGCATTCAAGGATGAAATGCCAGTCCTGAAGCTCACGGCGGAGATGAATGGGCTTCAGCGGAATGAAGCTCAGGAAATCTTCAACAAGTCACCACGCGCAATCATGATTGCATCACAGCTTGCGGCGGGAGAGGGACTCAACCTTCAGACGTGCGCGGATTGTGTCATGCATGAGCGTCAGTGGAATCCAGCGAATGAGGAACAGTGTGAGGGGCGTTTCATTCGCATCGGACAGACGGCGGAAGTCGTGAACGCCGTATACGCGCATTGTGAAGGACTGACGACCATTGACCCTCAGCTCGACGGAATCAATGAGCGTAAGCGTCGGATGACCCACGCGGCCATGAACAAGGGTGAAGCGCCTCGGTGGAATGATGACGCCATGTTCAAGGAACTGGCCGAGTCCATCGTCAACGCGCACAAGCGTAAGCGCGGGTCCAAGTAGGACAGATGGGGGGCGCGCATCCTACACGCGCATTCAGTCTAACGGAGGCAAACTAATGAGACTCACAATCTATTGCATGGCACCGTGGCAGTTTTTCATCTCACGTATTCCCGGTGAATACACGGCGATTCGTGTGGGATGCATCCACATAGATTGGCATAGGGTGAACTAATGGGCAGGGTTGAAATGACACAAGAGATGCTCAAGGACTTCGATAAGTTCCGTGAAGCCGTAATGGATTACATGGAATACATCGGTGTCCCTGAATACGTCGAATCATTCGAGCCAGAAGATGTGGCTAAGACATTCTACAACTCGATGGTAGATGGCTACATGTGGGGCATCAGCACGCGCATGTGTGCCCTCGTTATCTTCTCATGCACTCTGGAGAAGATTAACAGTCAATTCGTGAAGAACTGACATGAAGATTCTGATTCAGTTCTACGTCGGCTCAGTCCTTCGCGCTCAGGTCATTACTGAGCAAGGCATGTATGCTGAGAAACTCAAGGCAGCATATCTGAATCGCACTGGTGGTTGCTCTATCTCTCAACGCGCAGACAAGGAGAACTAACATGGAAACTAGACTAGTAGACCGAAAGAATTGGGGACGTGGTGAGTGGGACATGGAGCCTGATAGAGTGGACTTCATTCACGCGGGTTTCTCCTGCTTCATTCAGCGTGGTCCTGTGGGCGCATGGTGTGGGTATGTTGGTGTGCCCGCGTCCCATCCTGCATACGGCAAGGATTACAATGACGTAGATGTCGCTGTGCATGGTGGCCTGACCTACTGTGGCGCATGTGACGGCTCAATCTGCCACACGCCCGCCGAGGGAATGCCTGACGATGTGTGGTGGCTTGGCTTCGATACCAATCATTGGCAGGACGTGTCACCCGTCGATATGGGCAAGCTGCTGGACATGATTGGGTATAAGCAGGATGGCGTCTACCGAAACGTCAACTACGCGACCAAGGAGACGATGGAACTGGCGGAACAACTCGCACTCATGGGAGGGGCGAAGTGACTATCACTCGCACTAACAGACTTGGACTGGTCTACACTATCACTCCACTGGAGGGATGGGAGAGCATCGCCTGTGTTGTGGAGATGCGTGGTGGTAAGAAGATGAGATTCAATGCCAGCGTTGGGGATATGTCACAGGGCTGGTATGATTGGATGAACGGCGCACTCATTCAGGTGGCATTCCCATTCCTGCTTGCAAGTGAGCGCGAGTTCATTATGACGGGACTGACTGACAAAGAGTGGGATGAAATGTTTACTGAGAAGGAGACTGACAATGGATAGTAATGAACCGAAAGACCCATTCGTGCGTGCGATGCTCTCTATCGCTGACACCAGTCACAAGAGTGACAAAGCTCTGTTGGGTGCCATCGAAGTGTTGGCACAGACCATTCTCCAATTCAATCACAAGATGGCTGACTTGGAGAAGCGCATTCAAGACCTGACGGACCTCTACATCCGTCTGTCATCTCAGAAGTAATCGACCGGGGCAGTATCCCAACTGGCAGAGGAAACTGACTTAAAATCAGTACAGGTGTGGGTTCGACTCCCACCTGCCCCAAACTCTAATGGAGACACTATGTATATGACTGACATGAAGCCACTCAAGCCACTCCCACATGGTAACATCCTAATCGTGGGTACGAAGTCCAGCAATTTCGATGATGAGATTCGCACTCACCCGCGTGTAATCATGTGGGATGGGTTGAATGAGACATGGAAGGGCAAGAGTATCCCTGAGAATGTTCAGGCTGTATTCTTTACCCGATTCATTGGGCATAATGCATGGGGAATGATTGTCAGTGAAGCTCGTAAGAAGCACCTGACGATATTCAATCCACTAGGTACGGGAGTCATTGCTAGGCAGGTGAAGCAGCTTCTCGCTGTGCCTCCCCCTGTGCCAGTCACGCCCATCGCTGTGCATACATTGACTAACGAAGCACTCACGGAGAAGATTGAAGTGTATCAAAAACAACCGGGTAAACTCATTCCACTATTGAAGTTCATAGACTGGAACATGACGAACAAGGCCAATGCCAACTATCTCATGATTAAGGCTGAGGAATTGGGCATCAAATCCACACTCATGTCACTGAATAACTTCGTGGCAGAACATCGTCGGCGGCAGGGTATTCCCACAGTGATGAGACGCGGGCGTCCGCGTGGGTCAGTCAAGTCAGTCAAGTATCACCCACCAGTGATGCAGACAGAGAAGGGACTCGACGCGGCGGTTCAGATGCTAGACAATGCAATCAAAGAACTCAAGGACATGCGCGAATTCCTTGTAGCCACAACCAACGAGAACAAGTCACTCCGTACTCGTCTCACGAAGCTCAAGGAGATGTTCAATGAATAACGCGCACAGACACAGCTTCATGAAGCGTGAGGATGTGATTGGTGGAGCATGGAAACTTCACTACTTGTTTCGTAATCCCAAGACCAAAAAGGTATTGATTGGATGTGAAGTGTGCCATCCAAAGAAACAACTCCGTCCAAAGCGCAACGGGCGCATCTATGAACTGGAGGCTGAGTAATGACTGAGCCGCGTATCATGGTCTTCGACCGTAAGACTGGTGAAGTCTACGAAGCTAACAAGCTGAAGATTATCGCAGACTTACGTCGGCATTACAATGCTGATGAGCCTACGGTGATTCAGGCTCTACACTCAGCCAGCATTGACAACCCCATCATCATGACAGATGTCGAGGTGTGGACAGAATAATGACTACCAAGATACAGATACAATACTGTCCAAAATGCAAGCGTGAGATTTGGCCTATGAGAAGGTGTATCTGCTAATGGACATCATTCCATCGGCCAAGAAGAACGTAATCTTCGATGCCACAATGCTCTCCTCACTCATGAGTTGTGGACGATACCATGATATCAGATTCAATCAGCGCATGGTATCCACACGCGGTAAGTCCAACAGCATGGAAGTGGGAAACATCATCCACAAGGTGCTTGAAGTCTATTACAAGCATATGATTAAGGGATTCCCACGTCAGACCAGTATAGCGCAGGGGCTTACAGCAGGTCAGATGTATATCACTGGCTGTGCATACTGCGCGTCGGGCATGGATGATAATCCAACGTGTGGACATGAGAAGGGTGAATACCCTGGGGTGGAGAATACTCCGGAAGACAATGACAAGTTTGTGGTGGGCTGGAAGTTCGCACTCGATACGTGTGAGCAATACTTCAAGTTCTATGAGAATGATTCATTCATTCCACTGAATGCGGAGCACGTCAAGAGTGAACCAGTGTATGAGGACGAAGACATCCGTATTGGGTGGAAGGCGAAGTTCGACCTCATCGTTGACACCAATCAGATTGGTATGGTGTCAATAGACCACAAGACATTCAAGCAGCGGCGTGACAAGTCTTCTCTATCCAATCAGTTCATGGGGCAGTGTGTCCTGTTGAATAGCAGGAATGTCATCGTGAACAAGATTGGTCTTCAGACTACATTGAAGATTGGTGAGAGACTGACTCGTGAGGTAGTGAGTTACAGTGCAGATAGATTGGATGAGTTCATCAATGAGACTCTTCCATACTATGCATACAAGTATATCCAGTTCACTGAGTCAGGCTATTGGCCTCCAGACTATACGCACTGCGACACGATGTTCGGTCCATGTCCATACAAGTCAGTGTGCGAGGCAGACAGGGGCATGAGGGCCGAGGTTCTACAGAATGAATTCAAGCTGACCCCCGTATGGGATCCAGTGAATAAGGAGGACTGATGCCTACTCAAGCAGCGGAAATTATGGCTCTACAGAGTCGTGTCAAGGAACTCATGGGTCAATTGGATGTATTAGAGGATGTAGTTCACACTCTCATTGTGTGGATTGTAGCATCAGCAGTTAGTCCTCTGAGTCCGCGTGAAGGCAAGGAACTAATTGAATTACTAGAGAGGGTGGAGGTAAAGAAATGAAAATCAGTGAACTAATCGAACAACTGAAGGATGTAGCACCTGATACTGAAATCTTCCTCAGTATCGATGGGGTGAACATCACTGACATTCAACTGGAACATATCTTGGAATCATGTGATGACCCTACCATCATTGGGTTTGTCATGGTTCCTAAGATGGAGGCGCACTAATGCCCTGTGGTGGAATCTACCCAATCACTCCGAAGCATCCATTCGGTGAGATGCATGGCAAGTCTAACCATGATAACTGTTTCCATTGCAATAAGGAAATCAAATCAGAAGATTTGATGTTCTGTGATGAGTGGGACTGTTATCTCCATCGTGATTGTGTGATGGACTTCCTTAAAAGTGAGAATGGTCAAGTTGTATTACTTCACGGACATGAAGTCGTTCTATATTACGAGAAGGAAACAGAATAATGCCCAACATGAGTGACGTGGACTTCAAGTCTCTATACTGTTTATTTAAGGGAGAGCCGGGTACACGCAAATCCACACAGGCTCTCTCATTCCCTGGACCACAGTATTGGTTCTCATGGGATAGGAAGATGAGTAGCATCTACTTGCCTATGAGGAAATGGGGAATAGACCCCAAGACTGTCTCATACGATGACTATGAAGACTGGACACGCGCCCGCGTCAAGCTGGAGCAACTCAAGGTTAATTGTCCATTCAAGACAATCGTAATCGATTCCATCACATCATGCGCGGATTCGATTCTACGTCAGACCACATCACTGAAGTATGGGCTGGCGCGTAAGTCAGGTGCCACAGCAGGGAAACTCATCGCTGGCATCGCAGTCAACGAAATCGAAGATTATAACGCCGAATCAGGGGCGTTAGGTGAGTTGATATCGATTACGAAAGATATCAAGGCGTATCACAATGTCAATGTGATTATCATTGCTCATGTCATTAAGGCTGAGTATCGTGATACGACCAAGAAGACTACACATATCTCTCGCCAGATTGTCACGGCGGGGAAGAACATTGCAGCCAAGATCCCGGCTTATTGTGGTGAAATCTATCACTTCAACATTACGTCGGGCTTTGATGCAACTAAGGGAGGTGAATACTCACTACTAACGGAACATACTGGCGACGACTTCGCTAAGTCCGAAATCGGTTTGGACAAGGAAATAGTATTTGGCGACAAGCCAATCTACGAAACCTACATCAAACCAGCCATCGCCAGAACCACAGAAACATCTACAACAACCACATTCTAGGAGTACAGTTGTGCCTATCATCACATTCAGTGCGTCGGATCTGAGTCGCGGGAAGATTGTTGAACCCGCGTGGTACGTCATGGTCATCAACAGCATTGGGGAGGCTCCCTCGAAGGATGGTGGCTCCACCAATTACCCTGTTGATGCCACCATCGTCAAGAACGCGGACAATGGGTCCGAAGAGTTCAAGGATGTTTCCATCACTTGGAATTTCAACAGCAAGGCCATTGGCTTCGCTGCTGGATTCCTTGGATCGTTTGGTGTCGAGGCTCAGCAGGATAAGCGGTATGAGCTGAACTCTGCTGTGGGCAAGATGATTGAGGTTTTCGTGGAGAACGGTGAGTGGCAGGGCCGCATCGTTAACCGCGTGAACCACAAGTATCGTCCCGTCCGCTCGTAGTGATGTGTGGTCCTAACATAAAATACCACCGGGGGGACATGAAAGTTAGGATACGTTCCCTCACTTCTCTAACAAGTAGGAGACTGACATGTTGCATTACATGGATGGGGAAGAGCCGGTGGACTCGACTGAGGAAGATGATGACGAGTTCAAGGCTGAGGAAGACGACGACGAAGACGACGAGGACGATGACGACGAATTCGCCGCCGATGATGACGAAGATGATGAGGAAGAAAAGGATTCATCAAACTAATACATCAGAGGTTCAGAACTTGCTGTCTCCTGTCTGGGCCAGCATAAGTTGACACTGATGTATCTGGAATGATGATAGGGGCCACTCCCAATACTACTCCCAGTAGGTTACGGGAGTGGCTCCGATTTTCTTGTGGAATGAGAGTGAGAGAAGAATGACTGACATTAAAGCCGTGGGACGTATAATCAAGGTGAGTAAGAGTGGATGGGGATTCATTACATCTAAGGAGATTGAGTTTACGCGCATCTTCTTTCACTGGACCGCACTCAGACAGGATACCATTCCATTCCTTGAGTTGAAGGTAGGTATGGATGTCGAGTTCACTCCACTCCAGATTCCTGGTCGTGGGTTTCGTGCCATTCGTGTGCGTGTAGTTGAGAAAGAGAAAACTAATGAACCAGCTGAAATGCCCTCACTGTCAGAATGATGACGTAGAAATGATGGAAGAGATGCCTCACTTCAAGTATTTCTGTACTGTATGTTCAAAGGTATTTAGATATGACCCGCAGTCAGAAAGTCAAGACAATAGCTCTAGTAATAAAGAAACATTTCCGAAACTTGTCTACAGGAAAGACGATTGAACTAGCGTTCGACATAATGGAAGCACTAGAAGATTACCCTGACCAAGTGGATGTGAATAAAGATGAATGACTTTCATAAGGACATGCTGAAGGATGTAATTAAGGACTGGTCTGTTGAGCAGGTCGAGGATTACATCAATGAGCTAGAGGAAAGAGCATCCGACCTGAGTGAATGGATTAGACTCTTGAAAATGATTCGTAGAAAGAAGATACGTAAGCCTGTCTATGATAACGGTCCGAGGGGTGGAATCTAATGGAGCACAAGTATGTCCCAGGAATGGGTGCTATCGGAGCTAAGTTTGTAATACTGGGTGAAGCCCCATCACATGAAGAGGTAGCCTCTGGTAAACCATTCGTCGGTGCGAGTGGGCGCGAATTAGACAGGCTATTGAAGGACGCGGGGATTAATCGTGGAGACTTGTGGATTACCAACGTATGTAAGTATATGGTCCCTCCTAACCAAGACAAAAAGAGGGTACCCTTCCCGACACGGGCTAAGCTGTGCGGGATTGACATGGACAAACAATTAGTAGAACTGAGAACCGAACTCGATGACATTAGACCTAACGTCATACTCGCTCTCGGTGGCACTGCTCTATGGGCGTTGTCCGGTAAAACTAAGATTGGTAAATTCCGTGGTAGCATCCTCAGAGGCATGGGCCATAAGTTTGTTCCTACCTATCATCCCGCGCATCTTATACATAGTGGTGCGTCTGGAGAAATCAAGGGTTACTGGAACAGACAAGTAATGATCTTCGACTTCAAGAGGGCGTATGAAGAATCAGCTACACCTCTACTCAACCTACCCAATCGTATCCTCCAAGTATGTAATAATAGTGGAGAGTTATATGAGTTCCTCCAACGATACAAGGACTGTACAAGACTATCAGTTGATATCGAGGCAGGAGGTCATTGCCTACCCATTTGTGTGGGACTTGCTTTTAATAAATCCCACGGAATGACAGTCCCTCTGTGGAATAAGGATGGTATCAGTAATATCCCATCCTCTGACCTGACCACTATATGGAAGATGTTAACCAAGGTACTATGGGAGAAAGACATTGTTGGACAAAACTTCAATTACGACAGAGACAAACTTCGTAGGCTTGGTTTTGCCGTCAGGGGAATACACTCAGATACTCTTCTCAAGGCATTTGCAATTAACCCTGAACTCCCAAAAGGGCTTGCATTCAGTACTTCTATCTACACGCGAGAACCCTTCTACAAAGACGAAGGTATGTATGAGGGGGAACTTAGAGATCTCCTACTCGGATGTGCTCGGGATAGTTGCGTTACATACGAAATAAACGATGCAATGGATGCGGACTTGGAGGAACTCGGTGTCACCAAGTTCTATAACAACTTCCTGATGAAACTCCCAGACTTCTATCTTGAGATTGAGAACAATGGATTCAATGTCAATGAAGAGAAGAGGGATGAGCTGATTAGGAAGTATGTGGAATGGGATGAGCGTCTTGGCAGGGAAATGACTGAGCTGTCAGGTATAGAGACGAATGTCAACTCACCCCTTCAGGTCCATTCCCTCCTATTCGACTTCTGGAAACTCCCACGTCGGCCCGGTGTAGGTGAGGAAGAACTCACTGCCCTACTCAATTTGCAGAATGGTGTGCGTGAGCCGACATACCGCGCATGGATTGAGAAGTGTCTGGAGAGAAGACGTGTCAAGAAAACTCTATCCACATATCTCATGGCTATACCTGATTATGATGGAAAGATGCGGACTACTTGTTTTATGTGCCTCGAAACAGGTAGAACTAGCACAGGGCAGCAAGACCCTCCCATCAGGCCATTGGTTGACGTTGTAGGCAAGGGCAAGAAGAAGGATTACAAGGTCATGGGCACGGCATTCCAGACCATGACGAAGCACGGTGATATCGGGGCTGACGTTAGAAGTATGTATGAGCCTGATGAGGGCCACATCTTTGTACAACTAGACTCTAGTCAAGCCGAAGCAAGAGTAGTATTCAATTTGGCAACTGATGAGCAAGCATTAAAGGACATTGACGAACATGACTATCACGCGCTTACTGCAAGCTGGTTTTTCGGTGGGACTGAGGCGGATTACTCCAAGAAGGTATTGGGATACGAATCTCCAATTCGATTTGCCGGGAAAACTCTTCGTCATGCGGGCCATCTTGGCGCGGGCAAAAGAAGAGCATCGACGGAGCTTAACACACAAGCGCGGAAGTACAAGATTCCTATCACTGTTACTGAGGCTATTGCGGAGAAAGCTCTAAAGATATTCCACTCTAAACAACCTAAAATACAGAGGGTATTCCATGCAGAAGTCATCGAATGTCTCAAGCAAACTAGAAGACTCACCGCTCCACTCCCCTACGGAATTGATGCCGAGCGAGGTGGCGTACGTATATTTTATGAAAGATGGGGAGATGACTTGTTCAGGGAAGCACTTGCCTATCTACCCCAGCGAGCTGTTACTGATAATACCAAAGCAGCTGGTATTAGAATCAAAAGGCAATTCGGAGAAGCGAAAATTATTCTTGAAGCGCATGATGCACTACTTTTCTCTGTTCCTAGAGACGATGTAGATGACTTCATTACGCTTGCCAAGAAGGAGATGGAGAGGCCCATCAACTTCGCCTGTTGTAGTCTTCCACGTAGGTTCCTGAAGATTCCATGTGACGTTGAGGTGGGAGAGAATTACAAGGACTTGTATAAGTTCAAGTTTCCTGAGATAATACAGGAGGTTAGACCCCAAGTATCTAAAACTATAACTGAAGAATTCTTAGTACAGGAATGAGTAATGACATGGCTGGAGAAATTGCTAAGTCAACATTCGGAGCTAGAATCACCTACCAACTTCTGGCTCTGGGGCGGAATGGCTACCATCTCAGCAGTAGTAAAGGATAATGTATGGCTAGACAGACAGATATACAATCTGTACCCCAACATCTACGTGATGTTCCACGCGGAATCTGGTTTAAAAAAAGGCCCCCCTATCTCTATGGCGAAACGGCTCGTGCGTGGGGTGGGTGGGACGAGGATAATCAGCGGAAGGTCAAGCATACAAGGAATTCTCAAAGAACTTGGGACAGCGCAAACGCAACCCGGCGGACGGGTAATAAATAAGTCGTGCGCGTTCATCTGTTCTAGTGAATTGACTTCCTCCATCGTAGAAGATAAGGTAGCCACGGACATCTTGACAGACCTATATGACAGACAGTATAATATAGGTGAGTGGCGGTCACTCCTGAAGATGGAGTCCTTCAATCTGAAAGACCCAACTATCACGATGCTTACGGCCACCAATGAGGCGCACTCAGCTGACTTTTTCGGGAAGAAAGACATACATGGGGGTTACTTCGCTAGGACATTTGTCATCAGTGAGAACAAGCGTAACCGTGCGAACAGTCTCCTTGTCCCACTGACCAATCCTCCCAAGTATGAAGAGCTAATTGAGTACCTGCATAAGCTATCTACATTGAGTGGGCCATTCGCACCTCTCGCATCCAAGGTGGAAACTGAGTGTCATACCATTCCCTTTTTGGAGCATGTGACAGGTGAATTGAATTACTTCTCATCTGCTGGGATTAGATATCAGAAGTGGTATGAGGACTTCATTACCACAATGGCACAGCAGGAAGTGAAGGATGAGACTGGCACACTCAATAGATTTGGTGACAGTGTATTGAAAGTGGCAATGCTGCTGGCCCTGTCCAAGTCCCCCGAGCTGTACATTGATGACGAGTCTATGGAACTAGCCATTCAGTACTCTGAGAGACTGATAGGTAACGTGAGGGAAATGACTCACGGTAAGAAGGGCCTATCAGAGAGTAAGAATATCAAGAATCTGATTATCCAAGAACTCTTGGGACGTGAGACACATCAGATAAGTCGAGCTATGCTGTTGAAGAGGATGTGGGCACACTATAAGGAAGCTACTGAATTAGATGATATCATGATGTCATTCGATCAGGCTAATCTAATCAAGACTGAATCGATTGGCAATCAAATCATCTACGTGATGGGTGAGTTGCAGGTGAAGGAATACCAGAGGTATTTTGCGGGGAAGAACCGATGACCTGTAAATGCAAGATTAGGGACCGGAAGGAATACGAGCCACAACGAGAGTGGCTTAAGGATTGCATGTGCATGTTACACTGGATGCAATCTGATTATTATCAGGATAAGTTAGATGAGAATCCCAATCCCCACATTCCAAGAGGACGAGAAGATACCGGAAGTAAAGACTCAGTTTAATACTGAGTGGATCCACGAGTTTCTGAATGTACCTCCGTGGAAGTGCGTATGCGGACTCACGAATTTCGGACGTAACGAGCAGTGTGCAAAATGCAAGAAGGAGAGATTAACATGAAGGGTTTCGTTAAAAATGTGGCGGGATTGAAGCAGTATGGATTTATTAGGGCGGAGGATGGGAAGGAATACTTCTTCCACAAGGAAGATTTCAATGGTTTTTGGGATGACTTGGCAATTGATGTGGAGAAGGGACGGACTGTCACTGTTACGTTTGAGTCCGTCCCCTCTGATAAGGGACCGCGTGCGGGTGAAGTAGTCAGGACTGATTCAGGAGTCTAGCGCCCAATAAAGGGGAGATGTCCACCCTTGAATACATAGTCATTCTTGGGCTTGATGAACTTGCTAATGGCCTCACCCTTATCGTATGTCTGAGTACCCATCCCTAACCCAATCGGAGCTAGAAGTGGGAGTAGGGATGGGTCTTCTCTTGCCAGTTCTATAGCATCCTGAGCAATCAGTGGGAGGAATTGCTGAATGGTTCTATCCCCCATTTGGAATGGCTGATACTGTGATGCGAATGCCATGTCGTGAGCAAACTTTACTGCCGGATGCAGCTTGTTGGCTACGAATCGTTCGAGCACGTCTCCGCGTGTATCTGCTCTGAATCCCTCACCTAATGTACGTGACTTGCCAGTAGATGATGAGCTGACATCACCTGTAATCAGTCTGCTAATGGCTACAAAGTACTGCTGGAAACCACCCGCCGGATCTAGTCTCGTACCCGTACCTGGGATTCTGATCTTACCGAAGTCAGCACTATTGGGGTCTAGACTGACATCGGCCCCTGCCATGTAAGCCATTCCAGACATAGCGGACCACGCGCCCACAGTAGAAATGGCTGCCTTGAGATACTGCTTCCTCACGAATGGGTCTGCCATCACGTAAGTGAATGGATTCAGCATCCTCATTCTGCTGGCTACCAGTTTGGGTGCGAATAGACCATCAGCCAGAATCTTGGTAGCCTGTTCTAGACTGTATTCCTTCACACCTAACTTGAAGGGATCCTTATTGGATGCAGCCACGTTAGTAGGATACGCGAATCGCAGTGGACCCTTACCAGTAGCCGTATTCACGAAGTCTGCAATTTCCCTAGCAAATGATAGGTCATTGTAGGGATCCCTCGCACCCTTCGTACCTGCCTTGAAGTCATCATACGCAGACTTCATGATGGACTCGAATGAGTCAGCTCTCAGTCGATTCAGGAATGCTGTGTAGGCTCTATTGGATCCGCGTGCTGCCCTGCCTAGAGTACTCTTATATGCCTGTTGACCACCCGGAATCTTGGCGAACATTCCACCAGTCTCAATCCAGTTAGATCCTACAGCCTCTTCACGGGATGAGATATCATCACCTAATTCAGACATGGTCAGACCCGCACGACTGGCCCATGACTTGGTAATCTTCTTCGTTACCTTGTCTTGTACATCACGGAATAGTGGTCTATTCCTGATGTCTGCCAGTTGCTTAGCGTACGCGCCCTCACTACCTAGCGCCTCAATCATGGGCCTCAATGAATCTCTCCACTGTTTGGTGAAGAGCATAGGTAGACCCTGCCTGAGTGGGGCAGATAGATCCCAAATCGTAGTGGCTGCGCGTGGCAGATTCCACCACTCTCTACCTCTGTGAACCTCTGGCTTTTTCTTGGTTGGAGGCACACCCTTCCTACCAGCAGGAGGCGGAGTCCCACCAGTTGGAGGTGGTGGTCCAGACGGAGGTAGATTACTACCACCCATATTACCACCAGATGGCTTGATTGGTGGTACGTTACCTACGGCTGTAACTCTGTCCCTTGCGGACTGTTCGATAGGAGTCGGTTCTCCAGCCATTCCACTACTGCTAGAAATTCCGCCCGGTCCTTCTCCCCCAGTGTTTCCGCTTTGCGTCGGTCCTGTTGGAGAATCTGATACAACATCTGGTCGCCACCGCGACTCTGTATACTCGCGTAGTAATCCTCGTACCTCTGGAGCATATCTGCCATCTGCTCCGGTGATAGCTCTGAGAATGCCTGCTGCGATTCTGGATCTGTTGGCTGTACCATATTTAGCATCCGTTCGCATTAACTGCCAAGTGTATCTACCATCTTCCTTGCGTACAATATTGTGGACAAACTCATGTAAGATACCATGAGCCATCATTTCAGCAGCTTCCTCGGGAGTTTCTGCAAGAGATATCAATCCTACCGGATTAATCATTACTGCAAATTCTGGTTTACCTTCTCTACCTGTGGTGATATTGGGAACATTGACTCCACCATCCAACGCATCACCAATAAACCAACCAAATTTAGCAGTTCTTCCCCTTTGCCCCCCTACCATTCCTACAGGGAACATCCTATCCAGTTCCTTTAACATGCCATTCATAATAACGGCAACATTACGGAGGTGGGGACTATTCTCTAGTCTAGCCTGTTCTGCTGGAGTATATCTATTTCCTGAAATATAGACTGAATGTTCATTACCGGGAACTGGTTGGATGTTATCATAGAATTGTTGAATTTCTTCTGGGCTTGAAAGAAATCTCTCACGCGCAGCCATATTACTGACATCCCCACCCTCAGCCCTCTTTTGGAGTAGCTTCAGCATATCAGGGATACCTTCCAGTACATCTTTAGGAGTATTCTTATCATTGGCTATACTGTGCAGTAATTCTTCAAATTCTTCTAATTCCCACTTCTCTGCATCTTTCATGATTTTGGGAGCTAGCTGTCGTACTCTAGCTAATTCTCTATCAAGTGGATGACTACCTGTAAAATGTTCCTTGTCAAAGACTCTTCGCATCCTTGCTTCCCATGCTCTATCTTCGGGAGGCTGCATTTTCATTACATTAGGATCAGTTAGATCCACTTGATTGACTTCAGGTCTATTGGAGATGTCAGTGAGTTCCTGAAGTCTGTTCTTCACATCAGGAGTGAGTGTCTTACTAGGTAATTGACCAAAGGCATCGAATCCATGTAGTCTATTGTATATGGCTTCGGCCTCTGCCTTCTTTTCATAGGCGTATCGGTCAATTTCTCCCCGATTTATTGAATCATTGATTCGTTGGTTCCAGTATTCAATAGCCTCATTCACATCATCCGTGAAAGCTGCCGCAGTTTCAGCATCAAATCCAGCTACATCCTCTAGGCTAGGAATGAGTGGTTCACCACTATTATCCTTAGCCATCTTGGAGATTTGGAAGTCTTCCGGCCCCGGAGTCGGTCCTAAATCTAATGCCTGTTGTTCAGGTTGCTGGCCCATAACACTCTGCTGCCGTAATCTCGTCAGATCTTCAGCCTGTCTAGTCTGTTCAGCCAACGTGTCAGGTGCCGGTGGATATACATCATTTTGAAGTCGATTATTCAGTTCATCAATACTAAGACTTCCCCACTCATCAGGCGTAAGAGGTGTATCGAATGGTACTCCCTTAATATTAGGCGCACGCACACCAGCAATGTCATTAGTAGGAGCTACCTCCAGACTAGAGGGAGGCATCTGTATGGGTGGTACGGACTCAATTGTAGGTGCCTGAGCAGGTACTTGAGGTCTGACAGCAGGGGCAGGGAATTGATCATCAATACCTGCGTAGGGATCCTCATAATTGACTACGGGAGGAGGTTCATATGGTACCTTATTATGAGTTCCAATGGGCTTGTAGATACTGTTGCCCTCTGGGGTATATCCTGCGTGCTCGTATCCAGCTCTCTCATACTCCGCATCCAGAGCAGCGGTCATCTTATTCTGTTCGACAGTGAATCCATTGACTGGATCAATAGTTTCAACCTGTCCGCCCCCCGGAAATGCCTCATTAGGAGGTGCAAATGATGCACCCGGACCAGCATCAGGGGTACCATTGGGACGGAACCATGTTACAAAGTTCTTTCCACCAATCTTGGTGAGACGTCCTGTAGGTCCGAATCCATTTCTCTCTAATTCCTGAGTAACTCCCACTGGAGCTGATGACAGAACTACCTCATCACCATGAGGTGTCTTCCTGATCTTCAATCCTGCTATAGTCTCTTGTACTGGAGCCGCAGCAGCCCCCGGTGTGGCACTACCACCCACAGGTCTAGGAGGAGGTATACCACCCGTAGGAGGAGGCACACCACCCTGATTTGGAGGAATTACAGCAGGTAATTGAGGTTCACTCAATCTCCTAGCATTAGACCTTGCACTACGCGCACCTAACAGACCACCACCAAGACCAAATACAGCAGAACTAGCTCCACCAGCTAATGCCTGTCCAGCAGATGGCATCTCACCAGTTTCAGCCAGTTGTGTGGGAACTGTAGCTGCTGAGCCTAATACGAAGCCCTCCGCAGTAGTCCTAAATGGGAGTTGTTTACCATATTTAGCCCATTGTGCAGCAGTAGCTCCTACACCGGGAGCTTTACCTGTGAATGGTACCGCACCAATTACTGTCTGCACACCAACTTGGGGATAATTGATTTCATCCCTGAGTCCCTGACTAACTTCGTACTTTTCCTTTAACCACTCGCCTAATCCAGCACCCCCAGCACCCATAGCTATGCCTGTAGGTGTGAATCCGCCTCCTAGCATATTACCTCCAACGGCTGGAAGTATACCTAGAGCATTAGACCATGCCCACTGAGGCCATGTAGGCTCACGTTTCAGACCTCCGACTCTAGGCTCAGGCATAGATGGAGGATCATATGGGAGGGTATCAAACTGACCCCCCGCATTATAATCAGGTAAATCTAAATCAGGTAATTCGTATGGAATTGTATCGAATCGTCGTTGAGGCATTACTGTACCCTTACGCTACCTGGATAGTACTCAAGATACTCATCTAAATCTTGCTCTAGAACCTGCTGAAATTTACCATCAGGATGCTGTACTAATACACGTCCGGGCTGCACGCCGGGAAACTGCTGCTGAGACTGTTGTGGCTGTTGTTGTGGGGGTGCAGACTGACCAATCCCAGATTCTTGTTTCCTAGCCTGTTCAAGACCCTGTAATCTAGTTTCCATCATGCTACGATTTCTTCCAGTTACATTTGGATCCTTAAGTTTCTCTCTGATCTGCCGTTCTTCTTCATCATTCCTTACATTAGTTTCTTGAATTCCCCTTAACCTATCTCCAGTCATATTACGATTTCTTCCAGTCAGATTTGGATTCTGTAGAGCTTCATATAAGCCCATTGCTTCAGATTTCTTGGGTCCGGTAGGAACAGGTGTCTGCTGTGGTACAGGTGCAGCTTGCTGTTGTTGAGTGGGAGCAGGTTCCGCTACCCCAAGAACTCCTCTAACAAATTTCTGATATGCAGCTACTCTTTCTGGACTGGAACCACCCGGAAAAGAACTCGCTTTAAAGGGTGGAATTAGTTTGAATTTACCATCATCAGTGATTTCAACAAATGATTTCTCTTCATCAGTACCAGTATAGAAAGCCCTCTCTAATTCAGCCTGTCTATCTGCCTCATCCTTCTTGATAACAGCAGTGGTTGAAGCAGTAGTTCTGGAGGGCGCATTAGCACGAATAGTGGCTGTAGTAGCCTGATTCTGACCACGCTGAGTCTCCAATGCCTGAGCATTCCGAGACTGTAAATTCAGTTCATCCATTCTAGACAACTTACCTGATGGTCCGAGATCTACTTCAGTATTCTTTGGATCTAATGGATCCCATGCCCTGACTCGGGGGCCACTAAAGTCAAACTGATAGTTGGGATGATACTGCTTGAATGCGTAGGCTTCATTCCTGATTCGAGTATTCTCGGCTGTATCGATATTCTTCTGCTCAGTAATTCTATTTCTCTCTTCATTGATTCTATTTTGTTGGTCAAATCGATTCTGATTGACCTGATTCGTCATCATGTTACCAGCTAATGTACGTTCTTGAGTATTAGCCTGCCCCTCAAGTGCAGCAGTCTTATAGTATGGATCTACCTTGTCAGCCCAATCCTTCATTGCGCGGTGATGTGGGGCATACATTACACCCTCATGCACAGCCAATGGATTCTCGGCTCCTACGCCCATTCCAAACGCACTCAAGCGGCGGATTAGACCCGGCTCTTCCCTCTGTGGGGCGGCATCCATGAGTCCGCGTAATCTATCCCTGTCCACTGTACTAGGTGTATAGGCTTCATTCATCATCTTCATCAAATCTGGTGAAGTGGTGCCCTGCTGCCCAACCCGCTCCAGAGGATCACGATAGATCTGCGTAGGAGTGATAGAATCCTGCTGTGGGAATGTAGGAGGTCCACTACCATACGGATCATTCTGTTGAGGTTCAGATGGCGGATCCTGCCAAATGTTCTGGCCCCCACCTTGCATACCATAATTCATATCCGGCATATTATTGCCGAACTGATTCATGATATTGAACTGACGGATCTTATTAATATCGATAGCCATTAGAACTGATCTCCACTATAAGGAAGAGTTCCAGGCATTACGCCAGTTGTTTCAGGAACCTGATAATTACTATTGGTAGGTCCGATAGGTTTCTTTTTGCGCCAGTCATAGCCTTCCAGTACATTACCAGCTTGACCAGCCAGATTAGCACCCTGCTGGAACCGGCTCATATTCTGTTCCCATTGACCCGGTAATTGATTGGCCCCACTAGTGGCATTAATGACACCTAAGCCAAAATTACCACCCATATTGGCAGCCTGTAATGCCTGATCTCCATACATCTTAGCCATACCCGGTGTAGCACCGTAAATTCCAGTCATACCACGAGCAGCAGCTAATTGATTCTCAATAGCATTTTGATCATATGCTGCACTTGCCGCTGCATTATGCGCGGACGCATTAGAGGCGGACTGATCTGCCTGCATCTGAGCATTTGCATTATACTGCTGAATCTCTAGATCGGCAGCTAATCTCTGTTTCTCAATATCACTCATTCCGCCCAATCCGGCCAATCGACTAGCATTACGATTCTGTACGATACCACCTTCGACATTTTGCATAGCATCTGCACCAGCCTGACTCTGTTCACGAGCCATTCTAGCTTGTGCGGCAAATGCATTAGGTGAGTATCCACCCTGTAATGATCTCTGCCTACCCATTTCACGTTCTGCATTAGCATAGGCAGCACGAACTGGACTGGTTCCACGCGCCCGCAGATTAGCTATATCTTGGGCTGAGTATCCACCCGTCTTACTGAAGTCCTCGAAGCCCGCGTATGACTTAAATGGATCATTATAATTTAACTTTTGAGCAGTGATTCCAAAAGCTCCACCACCACCACCACCGCCAGTACTCCCAGCACCACCAGGACCACTAGCAACACCACGATAAATATCCATGATGTCGTTGTAATCATTGTACTGAGTCTCAGAACTACGGCCCTGATTGAAATTAAATGACTCGGATAGAGGCTTCTGCTGCTGGTCAAATCGTTCAGTCTGCTGCTGAATGACATTCTGAGTGTTTTTCTTAGGACTCTTGTCTTTAGCCATAATTGCCTCTACAAATCAAGAATTAACGACTGACCAGTCGAGGGTCTAAACCCATTCTTCTTTATTCTTTTGATCCATTTCGGACCATGTGCCCAAGAATACAGCTGTTCATGCCCACATTTCTGTGCAACGAAAATAGAGGCATCCAAGATGTTATATAATGCCTTAATTCGATCTGATGGATTCCGTGCCATATTGGTAACAGTTATGAGTTCAGGAATTGCACGAACTCCACCAAAACACAGTACACCCTGTTCATCCTCTACGACAAAAGCACAGATGAAATTGAGGAAATTAGGTAAATCACAATATTCCTCAAAGTACAGGTGATATAGTCGTTCTAATTCAGCTAAGTCAGTCGGAAGAAAGGCTCGAATCATGGCTATGAGGGCGTATCAATACCTGCCAGTGCATTCCAAAGAGTGCGAATCTGTGATTCTAAGTCAATATCTGCAATTGCACAGGTAGATGTCTTAGTAACAGGATCGTAAGTAGTAGCAGCGATGACATTGACGCCCATTACTACCTGTGGACCAGCTTGAGTACCTGATTGCTGGGGATATCCGGCTACTTTCTGAGCATATGCCGCACGTCCTTGATGGTATGGAGTGTTGGCAGGTTCAGTGAGGATAGAACTACTCACACTAGCTAACATAGCAGTAACTCGTTCCATGAATCCACCGGGTAGTACGTCTCGTGTGAGTGCCATCTGTTCTGTAGAAGTATCAGCCATGTATCACCTATATCGGAATCGAACAATCAAGTGCCAAAATAACTGATCCATTAAAGGTACCAGCTACAGGAAATAAATCTACTTTAGCCAGTCCAGCACTAAATGCTGCCACACCAACAAGCCATGCACCACCCTGATTATAAGTAAAAATGCTAACAAAATTAATAGTGGGGGTAATCGGTAAATTAAGAGTTATTGCGCCAAGACTAGTAACAGATCCAGAAACATAAGTTATCCAATGTACAGTTGTACCAACTACTGAATACTGATGTACTCCAGACCAGGGTGGAAGTAAATAAGATGAAGAATCAATCCAATCCCCTACTGCTACTGCACGATTACGTTCAAAGTAAGAACCACTAATAAGAAGAGCACCTGCACTGTTCAGTGCAAATAATGCAACTCCACCAATCCATACCTGAAGCGAATTCAGATAGTTTAGAATTCTATAAGTGATGGGAACTTGAGTATCTGTAAGATCCAATTCAGCATAACTATATCCGGATATAGTCTGTGAAGCAGTGAATGTATTAGCTAGATTAGTCCATGCAGCATTTACCAGAGCATCAGATCCCCCCGGCTCATGAAATGTATGATGTGGAGTAAGAGGATCCCCAGTATCTCCCTTAACACCCTGTGGTCCTTGTATTCCCTGTGGTCCCTGTGGACCTGTTGCACCTGTAGGACCGGGAACTGTAGAATCTGCACCTGTGGCTCCTGTATTTCCCTGTGGTCCTTGAATACCCTGTGGACCCTGTGGTCCCGGTACCGTACTATCTGCACCAGTTGCACCTGTTGGACCTTGTGGTCCTGTATCTCCAGTTGGACCTGTAGGACCAGTTGGACCTACTGGACCTGCATTCATTGGATTCCATATAGGAACCCATTCTGTTGTAGCTGGATCAGGTGTAGCCATTACTGTTTCTTACTCTCGTTAAGAAGCCAGTCGATACATTCGAGCGCGTGTCTAGTAGGCGTACCTGACTGCCAAGGAACCATAGTCATATAGTTATATAACATATCAAATTCAATCATATCTATCTTAAGTTCCACACCATCTACTAATTGTCTCTCAGGCTCACCATTTGGCATCTTCTTACCACATGGCTTCAACTCACTAATGGCTTCTAACTTCTCGAATAATGTCATTTCACGACGAAGGATAGTTAATCCCTTCTTCTCTATTAAACTACCACCAAGAACAAAGCCTACGAAACAGAATTCAAAATGTCTCTTACCTAAATCGTCATTAAATCGTAGAATCATAGTTAATCCTTGTAACAGAGAATAGTAGTCCAATACACTGGAACATTAGACTGGACATCTGTTGCTCCAGTTAATCCCGGTGCAGCCACATCAGTAGCTCCACCAATAGCCTGACCACCATCATTTGGAATGAATCCCGTCACATTGATTGAATGTGAGTGATCACCTACTCCATCAGTGGCACCAGCTACGTTGACACTAAAGTCATGGAAATGATTCGTGGCTGAAGCAGTGAAACTACCACCTGCATCAGCTCCCGAACTACCACCCTGAGCATTACCTGTACTACCTGATCCAGAGGCAGTTACTCCATGTGAGTGACCACCTGCTGGACCACTAGTTCCACTACTTCCGATAGCTCCACCATGACTATGATTCGGCATGGTAGCCGTGGATAATCCATGTGCGTGTGAAGCTACAACTCCGCTCACTCCATGTGCGTGAGTATTAGCACCGCCGACTGATCCCCATGTGGAACTAGCTACTAGAAAGTAACCATCAGCCTGACTGACTCTCGTATAACCGATAGGACATGGACCTGCACTTAAAACAATGAATCCCGATGGAATCTGTGGAATCGCCCACTGTCCAAATCCATTCAGGAAATATCGTGCATCTCCATTCAGGTCTATTGGTCCTACAGTTCCAATACCTAAATTAGTTCGTGCCGTCGATGGAGTAGTTGCTCCAGTTCCACCCTCACTGACTGGAATAATTGCAACAGTTGATGGCTCACCTGCTGTGCTCTTGACGTATCCATTAGCCAGTAGACTGAGTGCGCGCTCATTGACTAATTGTGGATGTGGGGATACGGTCCAATATGTGGCATCTACAGCTGGATTGATGGCAATCCCAACACCGGGCCACGGTTCAGGGGGAGTTGTAGTACCGTCCACCACACACATGTAGGCGATACCATCGGGTCCGATAACAATGTCACCATCATTATACGTACTTGGTACATAATCCCCCAGATAGTCCAGATCCATGCCTCCCCCACCACCAGAAGGAGGGGGTGCGAATGTTCCATCTGCTCTTAAGAAATTTGTTGTACCGCCGGGATATCCAGCTAAATTGGTGACTGTAACTGGATCAATGTTTCCAGCAGAGTGAGTGATAGCATGTGGTCCCGGTCCCGCATTACCCGGTTTAGCTTGATTAGGTCCAGTTCCTAGAGTTCGCAGACTACCAACAGTGGGAATTGCATCCACTGTCATGGGATCTACGCCACCCGGTTCGTGTGTGGGTGCATGAGGCCCACCACCAGATCCGCCAGCCGCGTGTACTATAATCTGACCGGGAGTAGCTGTATTTAAGGTGACATTCGTACCAGCTACCAGCCTACGATGATTAGCTAATGTTGCTTCAGCATTGACTGTGATGAAGGTTTCATTTAATGGCTGAATAGGTCCGGGTGGTCCGGGTGGTCCCTGTGGTCCTGTTCCAGTTCCTCCGCCACCGCTACCGGGAATAATTCCCTGCGCTGCCTGTGTTGCACTAGTAATCGATTCACCAGTAATGAACTGGTCTAATCTATTGATAATTTCTTGAACTGTCTGGTATAATGCCGCATCGATGGACTTAGACTGAGCTAAGACACTGACTAAATCCGCAAATTGTGGGGGCTTTCTTGGTGGTTTGTACGCCACTTAATTACCCGGATGCGAAGTAGCCATTTCCTTCATGAAAACCGTGATACGCTTGATTCTAAATCTCTCCCCAAGTCCAGTAGTCTTGAAAACAAGAGAAGCCCGCTGTTCCACGAAATTAATGATTCTAGTCTGAAAGACTCGATTGGTTGGAGCCAATGAAAGTGATTGAAATGTCTTAGTTTTGATGAGATCGAGCGATGCGATGCCCATTACAAGGAAGCCATTACCCGTTACACGCACACGCATGGCTGCAAAGTGAGTGATATTATCGCCTGAACTACCTTCGCTAAGTACAGCTCCTTTTGGCATATCTATTCTCCGAGTAATGCCGTACGAATCGTGGGATCAGGAATCTTCACACTTCCATTGTAGTAAGTATCGATATGACTTGATTTCTTAGGATTGATATAGTAAACTCCCCATTTAGCAATTGGCGGAAATCCAGTCACATTAGGATCTACTGCACCCAAAATCAGCTTATTGATTTCGATTAGACAGGTACAATACATTTGTGCATCGAATGTCCATTTAGCCCACTTGATGTGCTTAGGATCCAGTCCATCTCCGTAGTCTGCATGTAATACAGTGTATTGGCTACCTGCTGGCAGTGTAATCCATATCTTTTTGGTCAGTGAATCGTTGGAAACTTGGATGTATCGGAAGCTGTTACGGTCCAAATTAGCCCAAAATGCCTCGATTTTCCAGCTTAATTCGGGTCTAGCAAAGACTCCATTGAATAACATGAATCCTGACCAATCCGCGATGAGCAGATAGTCGATATTCACGCCACCCGAGTCAAGGACTGATGCGATGCCATGTACTGGTGCGCCAACACCCTGATCGATGACTTCTTCCTGCCATGTAGCAGGTTCATCTCTATTGTCTGAATACGCGTATGTACGTGATCTCTTGAAAAGATACAGAATATCACGGAATTCCTGCACATTAGTGAGTGGATTACCATCTAATGGTA